GCGCTGTTTATGATTGCTTTGGAAGATGAACGCGCAGCAGCGATGGAAAAGGTCTACTTTCGAGCAGGGTTCAGGCCGCTTGAAAGAACGTTCATTAAGGAGTTGTAAATGGCAATCGGAACAGGAACCGCGCTATTGCTGGGAGCCGGAGCCGGTCTACTTGGCGCGGGGACGCAGGCTCGCGCTGCCAGGTCGGCGGCGCAAACGCAGGCCGAAGGGGCGCGATACGCTGCTGATGTACAGCGGCAAATGTTTGAAACCATCAACGAACAACAGCAGCCGTACCGCGAAGCCGGTTACGGTGCGTTGTCGCGGATTGGTGAGTTGTTGCCTGGTCTGACTGCGCCTGTATCCCGAGAGGAAATCCTTGGATTGCCTGGCTATCAGTTTGGCATTGAGCAGGGCACAGGAGCCGCCCGTGCTGCAATGAACGTTGGCGGCGGCGGGTCTAACGTCGACCGCGCAGCGCAGAAGTTTGCGATTGATTACACGCTGGGGACTGCCATGCCCCAAGTGATTGCACAGCGGCAGAACATCTACAACACCCTGGCGGGCATTGCTGGCATCGGCCAGACTTCACAAGGCCAGACAGGCCAAATGGCCCAAACCTTTGGCGGCAACATCGGCCAGGCGGCTATTGGCGGCGCGTCGGCGTTGGCTGGCGGTCAGGTTGGTGCTGCAAACGCCATTTCTGGTGGCTTGAGCAACATTGGAAACACCGCGCTGATGTATTCGTTCCTGAATAGGCCAGGCGCTAACCCAATGACGCCGATGGCAGCGCCTTACACAATGAACATCGGTTAAGGGTCAAATCATGGCAGACCTAAGCCTTACCCCTGTAGCAACCCAAATCAAGCCCATGCCCACGATAAGCCTGGGCGAAATGATGAATTTGGCCCGCGGCGCACAAGCGTACCAGCAGGCCGAGCAGATGAACCCGCTGCAACTGCAACAACAGCAGCAAGTAGTGTCGTCGGGTCGAATCGCGCTGACGCTGGAAGAACAGAAGGAGCGCGAGCGTAATGCTATTTCTAAGTTTTTGGAGAACCCGGCAAATTTTCAAACGAACGGTCGGGTAGACATCAACAAACTGAACGAGCAAATCCCAAGGATTGCACCGCTGACAGGCTCAGACTGGATGCAAAAATATACAACCTTGGGTCAGGCGCAAACGCAAGCCATCCAGGCCGCGCAAGGATTGACGCAGTCGCAGCGAGAAATGATTGCATCGCGGTTGTCGATCATGGGTCGTCTGGGGGTTAACGATAAACGCGCATACATTTCTGAACTTGACCAGTTGGTCAAAGAAAACCCGGACAACCCTGATTTGGCGCGGCTGGTGGAATCATACAAAACCACCATGGGCGTGTTGCCAGACAACGCTAATCTTCCGCAATTGGCCATTTCAGGCGCAAATTCGCTATTGAATCCCGCGCAGCAACAGGCGGCATTTGCTCCGCAGCCAGGCACAATCAGCACTGGCGCAGCCGCATTCCCAACGGTCACACGCCCGTCTGTGGCAGGAGAGGCCCCCGTTGTCGCTGTTGGGCAGAAGCCGCTTGCAACGATGCAACTGCCGCCAGGACAGCGCGAAGTGTTCAGCGGCCAGTACGACCAGAACAATCTGCCTATCGTCAACGTCTACGATGCCAACGGGCGATTTGTGGGCCAGCGTGTAGCAACAGAAACGCCCGCGCCAGGCGCATTGCCTGGTGCGACTATGCCGACGCCGGTTGGAGTGCCGCAACAACCTGGCGCGATGCCTGCGCCCGGTGCGATGCCTGCGCCTGGGGCGATGCCCGGAGGGACTACGCCGGTAACGCGGCTGCGGCCTGGTGAAACGCCGCAGACGTTGGAACAGGCAAACGTTCTACGCAACAGCAGTTTGACCGCTGCCGCGCAAGTGCCCCTGCAAACATTCAACAACAACCAAATTATTAAACTGGCTGATGACGTCATCACGGGTCGCGGCGCTAACTTTATCGGCGCATTGACCGGAGGCTACGCCGCGCTGCCGTTTACAACTGACAACGCCACCAACCTCAACCAGTTGGGCCATTACATGGCGCTGCAAACCGCATCGTTGGCTAGTTCGTCTGGGCTTGGCGGGACGGATGCCGCCCGCGGTATTGCTGGCGAAATTTCCGGCACCACTAACTGGACAGCCCCTGCGATCAAACAGACCGCCCGCGTCAATCGTGCGTTGTCGACTGCTACGGACTTGTTTAACCAAGGCGTGCAATCGGCGTTTGAACGTACCAAAGACCCGCTGTCGGCGCGTGACTTCCAAAACAAGTGGTCGCAGACTATCGACATCAACGCCGTCCGGCTGTTTGATGCAATGCGGAACAACGACAAAGATGCTATCCGCGAGGTTGTGACTGCGGCAGGCGGGCCTAATTCACCAGGCTACAAACGACTGGTTGATAACATCGGCGCAATGCAAAAACTTATCAGGGGGCAGTGATGGAAACAGACCTGTTTGACCCCAGCAAGATTGACGCTGCGGTGGGCGAAGCGTTTGGCACCAGAATGCCAGCGCGGCAACCTTCTGCACCGACTACCCCTGCGCCTTTGCGAACCAACAACCCTGGCGCACTGATGCCTAAGGGTCGCATGGCTGAATTCAACACCATGGACGAAGGGCTGCGGGCACTTGACCAGAACCTGCAAGCCTATGGCAAGCGAGGTGTTAACACTTTGCGGGATGTTATTAGCCAATGGTCTCCGCCGACAGGCAAGGGGAATACACCTCAAGGCACCCAGAATTATATTGACCATGTGGCCAAGGTGACGGGTCTGAAGCCCGACCAGCCGATTGACCTGAGCAACCCGCTGGTGCGTCTGCAACTGACCGCGGGCATCACGCAGTTTGAAAGCGGCCCTGGGGCTATCTATGGCCAGCAGTCTGCTGCGCCGCGCCCAGCTGCTGCGGCATCTGCCGCCCCTGCCGCGCCCGCTACGCCAGGCGCGTTGAGCGTTGATGACCTGATGAAACCCGCTGCCGTGGATGCCGCCGTGGCTGACGCATTCAACGAGCCGCCCAAAAAGGGCAAGGTGGCTGGCAAAGTGTCGGAATTTTTGCGCGGCCAAGGCCGTGCAGCCGCCAGCCTGGTGGACACCGGATTGAATGCAGTTACTGGCGCGTTGGATGTGGCCGCATATCCGTTTGCGCGGGCTTACTACGGCATGACCATGTCGCCCGAAGCCGCGGCGGCCAAAGCAACCGCAGAAACAACCAGCCCCAAAAACGTGGTCGGAACCGCGTTTGGTGTAACCGAAACCCCAGAGTACAAAGGCGAAGCCAGCCGCCGTGCGATGGAATACATTGGCGGGCATATCAGCGAAGGCGTGGACGCAATTCAACACGGGTTGATGAGCATGGGCATCAATTTGCCCAAGGCGGACGTTGAAAACATGGTCAACCAGGCCATGTTGGCAATTCCCGCGGGCGTGAAGGGCGCAGCCGCAACCAAGCCTGGCCAAGCCGTCACCGGTGCGATTCGGCGCGAAGCCGGATACGCTGGCGAGGCCATCAAGGCCGTGACCCCTGAACCTGTACAACGCGCAGTTGGCGGAGTGGTGGAAGCCGTGGCCCCAGGCACCACAAATATGCCGCCCAAAGTTGCGCCAGGCGCTGCCCCCGCTGCCCCCGCGCAAGTTGCCCCGTATGCCCAACCAGGCCGCGGAAGTGTTGGCGCAGCCGGTGTTCCTGATACCGCCATCGTCAAGCAAGCATTGACATCAGCAACGCCGGAATTCCAGCAGTTGTACGGCAATATGCCGCTGGACAAATTGAACACGCCGGTGGTGATGCGTCACCTGGAAGGCGATTCGCTGCCTGTCCCGGTGCGCCTGACAAAAGGCCAAGCCAGCGGCGACCTGGTGCAGATTTCGCAAGAACAAAACGTCCGCGGGCGCAGCCCCGAAATCGCGTACCAGTTGCAGCGGCAGAATCAGGCATTGGTGGACAACGTTCCAGCCATTCGTGAGCGCGTGGCCCCCGATGTTTATTCGCCCAAGACCATTGATTCCAGCACCGCCATCATTGATGCGTACAAAAAACTGGACGAAGGGCGCAACGCGCAAATCACTCAGGCATACAAAGCCCTAGAAGATGCCAACGGCGGCCAATTCCCTGTTGATGGCGCAACGTTGGCCAGGAATGCCGAACTTGCCCTGGGCAAGAAACTGAAAACAGAATTTTTGCCGTCCAGCATCAAGTCCCAATTGGATCGGTTCAAGGCTGGCGAACCCATGACCTTTGAACAATTTGAGGCCATGCGGACCAACTTGGCGGCGGAAATTCGCAAGGCACAGCGCAGCGGTGACGGCAACGCCGCCCAGGCCGCCAGCATCGTGCGTGAAGCCTTGGAAAACTTGCCGATGACCGGTGAAACCGCCGCGCTGAAACCGCTGGCGGACAAAGCCCGTGCGCTGGCCAAAGCCCGTTTTGATGCGCTGAAAAAAGACCCGGCATACCGCGCAGCAATTGATGATGCGGTGCCCGCTGACAAATTCTTGGAAAAGTTTGTCATCAACGGCCACAACAAGAACGTCCGCACAATGGTGGACACCCTTGGCGTTGGGTCCGAAGGCCATCAGCACATGGCCGCGGGCACCATCAACTGGTTGTCCGACCGCGCTGGCATCGTTGATGGCCGCGGCAATTTCAGCCAGGCCAATTACAACAAGGCGCTGAAAAAACTGGACGATGCAAACAACTTGCATCAGATTTTCACGCCCGAAAGTCAGACCATGTTGCGGACCCTTGGCAACGTGGCCAACTACACGCAATTCCAGCCCCGCGGATCGTTTGTCAACAATTCCAACACCCTGGTGGGCTACCTGGCAGAAAAGGGCGCTGGCGCGTTGGAAACGGGCGCAAACGTGGTGGGCTTGAAAACGATTGGCTATCCTGTCGGCAGCGAAGCCCGCCGCGTGATCGGCGCGGCGCGTGAACGCAAGTTTGTAAAAGAGGCGTTGGAACCGGGCGCGGGTTCAACGTTGCAAGAAATCAGCAAAAAAGGACGCAAGCAGCCGCCCGCGGGGCCGTCAGAACGCATTGAACCAAGGTTGGATTGAAAGATGAACACACCGGAAATTGACCCCGTGAAATATGGCGTGTTGTGGCAAAAGGTCCAGGACTACGAACGCCGCTTCGATGAGATGGGCCGCAAGATGGACCGCATGGAAGAACAGTTGGAAAAACTTGTCGCGCTGGCCAACCAGGGGCGCGGCGGGTTTTGGGTCGGCATGAGCATCATGTCCGCGGCATCCGCGGCTGCTGGCTATCTTATGTCCTGGTTAAGCAAACATTGAAAGGTAAACCATGAAAGCCTACATCCTTGAACGCATGAAAGAACCGTCAACCTGGCGCGGCCTGACCCTGCTGCTGACTGCTGCCGGTGTCCCATTGGCCCCGGCTGTATCCGAAGCGATCATTGCTGTTGGCCTGGCTGTCGCTGGCCTGATTGGTGCGGTCACCCCGGATCGCTGAAATGTTCACGTTTTCCAAGCGATCACTGGATAACCTGAAAGGCGTAGACGAGCGCCTGGTGGCTGTAGTCCATCGTGCTATCACGGTCACCAAGGTTGATTTTGCGGTGATTGAAGGGCTGCGAACCCCAAAGCGGCAACGTGAGTTGTTTGAAAAGGGGGCCAGCCAGATTCGTGACGGCGGCACTCATGTTCAGGGCCGTGCTGTTGACCTGATGGCGTTTATCGGCACCAGGGGGTCGTGGGAACTAAACCTGTACGACGACATTGCAGACGCCATGAAAGAGGCGGCAATCGCTGAAAACGTACCGCTACGATGGGGCGGCGCGTGGACTGTCAACGATATCCGCAAATGGCAAGGCACGATGGAAGCGGCAATGATGTCGTATGTCGATTGGTGCCGAAAGCAGGGCAGACGGCCATTTATCGACGGCCCGCACTTTGAAATCGTTTGAGTAGCCAGTCCCAGACAGCCGCCCAGGTCAGCGGCGGCGGTCTGTTGGGGCAATCCCGGCCCTGGCGGCAGTCACCAGGGCATGGCGGACAGCCTATCTTTTTAGGCGATAAAACCATTTGTCACCGCGGCGCTGGCAGTTGATGGCATACCCATGCTGTCGCAATTCAGCAACTACGCTGTTGACGGCGCAAACTTGGGCCTGCATCACGATGTCCAAAGTAGTGAACTCTCCGCCTTTCAGCAACAGCCGCAAGACTCGCTGAAGACGGTCGGAGTTGTCTAGGTTGGCCGCGTTCATGGTCAGAACGGTACGTCGTCATCAAGGTCGTTATGTGCGCGGCGCTGGGGCTGTTCGCCTTCCACGGGATCGGGGTCGTTGAGATACGCCCAGCCATCCCAGCCACCTTTCACAAACGGGTTGGCGTCCAACTTCAACATTGGCCCGTTTTTGGTGTCGATGATTGAGCCGATTTTCATGTAACGATTCTTCTGCTGGCCCTGTGCGTTGGTGTATTGGCCCGTGATGACTTTGACGACCTTCTGTACTTTCGGCATGACTTATTCCCCAAGGATTTTGTTGAGTGCTGCAACTTTGGCGTCGACTTCAGCCAAAAACTTGATGACTTCCGTTTCTGTGTCGGCAAGCCATTTATCGTCGCGCTGAACGCGTGTGATGAAGAGTTGAGCCTTTGCAGGCATCCTCGGATCAAAGACAACGTAATCGCACCAGGCGCGGTTAGCACAACGCATCTGCCATTGCATCTGAGCAAAGTATTTTGCTTCTACCGGTTTGTCTGACAGCCAGCATTCCAGGGCAGTCTTGCTGTCAGGGCATTTGATTTCCACCATGCCATCAGTGCCCACAAGACCGTCAGGAGAAGCCCCAGACGCGTCGATAGTCGGGTGAGGCATAAACCCTACCTCCTCAACCATCACGCCCGTCTTGGCTTCATACGCAGCCCTGGCAAACGGTTCCTGGTCAATCCCCCATTGCATGGCTGCGTTGGTGTAGGACTCAGCCTTTGAGCCTGTGACGCGTTCCAGCACCAGTTGCGTCATGTAGTTGCCGCGGTCTGCCCCGTATCCGGTTTTTGTTTTGGCAAGAACCTTGTGGAGTGAGGAGGCCGTGACCTTGCCCAGCCTGGCAGCAAACCAGTCTTCAGTGCGTTGCTCAGTCATTTGGTTGCTCCTCAGTTTTGTCTGTTTCGCTTAACTCGGCCATGTTTGGGCACGACCAGCGGAAATCGACGGTGTTAAACGTGGTGCCGAGTTTGTTGTTGTAGTAGTCCAAAACTGCGGCTTTGATTTCGTTGGTATCGATTTCGAGTTTCATTGCTGTTTCTCCTTTTTGGCGCGTTCGATGCGGGCTTTCTTGGCTGCGATTACACGGGCCTGAAGTTGCTGGTGACCGTTGCAGGCTTCGTATGCTGCGGCGTAGACGCGTGCGAGGTCGTCGCTGTTGACGCTGGCGTCAATCGCTGCCAGGTGGTCAGTTATGTCGGGCAAAGGCTGTGATGGCGGTCGGCGGCTGCTGGCATTGCCGTCGTCGTCTTCAGGGG